AGTGGTTCACACTCTGTTTCCAACCGGCTAGTTGATTGTGTGAGATGATGTTGTGCATGATACTCTCCAATTACAATGAAAAAATAACAAAGAAGATTTAGAGCATGGTTCTCTCCAATTCTGTTATTATTTAGTCAGCGTATGCTAACTTAATGAAGTTTTTGTTATCTTTACACAATTCGTGAGAATCCTTTAACTTTTTCAAACTTGATTGTATTCTCGAATTTATCAAACAAAGACTCTTTGTGTGAAATAACAAAGATGTTTGCATCCTTGATAACGAATCTAATGATCTTAAGGAACTCATCTGTTCCAAATCCATCGAGAGAACTATCAAACACCTCATCCATAATGAGTAAGTTAGTATTTACAGAGTTCTTCATCCTTGCCACCTCTCTCCAGGTGAACAAGAGTGCTAAATCGATACGCATCTTCTCTCCCTCGCTGAAAGAAGAATAGGAAAAGTCCTCATGAATTGGGGACTGAACGGTTTCGTTGAACTCTTCATCAAGAGTAAAGTTAATATAGAAGTCCATCATCTGTAGATAACGGTTCACCTGATTATTAATCAGAGG